CTTGATACCGTTTGTGGTTGTAACTGCTGCTGCACTCATGTTAACAACACCAAAAGCACCAATGTTTGAACCTAATGCTCGTACTGCTGTTTGTAGCTGTAGGTCAGACCCCCAACCGCTTCGTTCTACAATCACGCTTAACTGAACGTTAGCTGTGTTGTTGTCAACTTGATATGCTAAAATACTTGCGTTTGCTGCGATTGTCTTTAACAAAGTTTCAACTGCTGATGCCTTACCATCATTATTAGGACTGCCTAATTCAGCTGCTAGGTTACCTGTAACTGCAAGAACTTTGATTGCACTAATTGGACTTGCGATACCAGTGTTAATAATAACTGCATTAGCGTTTTGTGTAATGCTATCACCAACGTTTACAACTGCTTGTGAGTCACCGTGAACTCTTGTTACTCCGATTGCCATTTTGTTTCTCCTTAAATATTTGCGTTTACCGCATGTTAATATTTATACCAAAGCAAAAAAATTACAATCTTCCTTGCACATTTGCAGTGGAAAATACACCACGATTTACCAACTTAATAAACCCGCTGGGTGTGTTGATTACAAATCCTTCGCCCTTGGGCACATCACCCACGTACTGCTCTACACCGCCCACCTGTGGTTCCAGTTGAGATAATATAGCCAGTTTTAGATTGTATATGGCCACGTAAGCTGCGTCCATGGCAGCCATTACGGGCCTGTTTTCTTCGGCTGCAACCAACTTGAACTGCGGTGCCGTCAAGTTGTTTTGTAACCAATTGCCATCCGCTGCTTGTCCGGTGTATTTTCTATTATAGTAGGTTTGCAGTTTGCTGACTGTGGATTGGGTGAGACTGGATAAAAAAGCATCACCATTTGCAGATGCAAAATTTTGCACAGCAGCTCTAGCTGCCCGTGTTTGTTGCACTGGTTCTTTGAGTCGAAATTTGTTGCCCATATTGCCTGTGAGCACAGTGATATTTTGATTGGTACCACTCAATCCGCCTAGACCCTGCAGAGATGTTTTGTTTTGTATTTCTGTACCTTTGGTAGTTCGTTCAACATCTGTGCCATAAGTATGTACAGCCAGTCCAAACGGTCTTCCTTTTATTCCTTTTCCCACTGCGCTATCAGATTTGACTCTGTAAGTAACACCGTAGGGATTGGCTTGGAACACGTAGTAGCCTTGCTGTTCAGCCACTGGTTCAGTCCACATGACATCACCTTGTACAAAACCTGTAAAATTACTTGGTACAATTGAAGACACAGCATCAAACATGTTGGCCAACTTTTGTCCCACATCCATGTTTTTTTGATTTTGTGCAAAGAAGTTGGCCAGTTCTTGAGCAGATGTGACCTGCCCACCAGGCAATCCAATGTACTCTTTGTAGTTCATGGTAAAAAGGCCATCTGCAGGCCTGCGCCCAAATATGATAGCTGGACTGCCATCCCATTTGATGCTGACCAGGTTAGGATTTGACACTGCCGACAACATGCCATCTATGGCATCCGTGGCTGCTTGACTACCGTTGAGAATAAAATCCTCTGGATGCGGAGTGCGTATGCCTTCTGTTAGGGTTGTAATAAATTCTAATAACATTATTGCAACTTGTTTGTGTATCTTCTAAACCAAGCAGCAGTGCCAGGTGCAGGTGCAGCTTCGGGCAATTGTATGTCACTCTTGGCCAGTGTTTCTCTAGCGGCTGCTATCAGTTGTTCGTAGTTGGGTCTTTTACTGACAGCGTCAAGTATGTCATCTGCGGTGTTGAGTTTGCCCACAGGAATACCAGTCAGGTCGCTCAATTTCTTGGCACTTTTGCCATCTTCCACGGTGGTGTTTGTGACACGATCGACTAGGCCGTGTTTGTAACTCCATTTGAGTCCGGGGTGCAATGCTGACACAATACTGGCCAAGATCACATGACGACTCATGCCTGTCAGCTTGCTTTCTTCTGGCGCACCTGCCATGCTGAATGCTTGCCAGCCAGGATCTCCAAACATCAAGTCTGCCTGTACGAATCCATTTTTAGGATCGCCAGCTATGGGTGTTTGCACATGTACACTGTCACCGGATTTTTTAATATGCTTGGCGTCTACGCCTGCTGCAAGTAGAACCTTAATCAAGTCTTCTTTGGTAGTTTTTGTTTCATCTACAGCCAAGTCTAAATCACCCGAAGAACTTTTGCGACCAGTGGTACCTAACCATGTCTCTGTAGGAAATTGAATATTGGTTTGAGATTCTAACCATTTGATTGTTGCTGGCACATCATCACGGTTGATACGTTGTGTTAGTGGTTCACCATTGGGTGTTTTAAAGATGTTGCCGCCTTCGTTTAATTTTTTCATGGCTTTGGTGGTGGTAACGCTTTGATCAACTCTTGTTTGGTAGCATCATCTAAATCGTTGATATGATCAGCTAGATCATACTGCGAAAGATAACTAATATAGTTTAACTTATTGGGCAATTTATTTCGTAACTGTGGAGTGGCAGGATTGATACCATGCTTGCTGGCCAACTGTTTGGCCTGATCCACAGCATCCTGAGATCGACTCATGTAATTATAATCTTCTGGACCTGCTCGATATGGGGTATCCATTACTCTTTGCACTGGCTCTGGTAGCAGTCCCTTTGCAAAACTGGATACTAAACCCTCATTCACTATTTCGTTAATCTTCACGTCTAAATCTCCTAACTCCTCGGGCAAATTTTGCAGGATCTTGGGCTCTAATACTGTTGAGCAATCTACGCTCTAGTTCCGCTGCTTGTTCACTATCGTAGTTTTCTTTGATGTAATTGATCAAGTTTATTGCACCCTGAATTACATGCCCAGCACGACTTTCCACAAGATTTTCCCTGTCTCGGCCGACCGGCATATGGGCTAGTTCGTCAAGAATACTACGAGTGCGTTTTTGCAAAATCTACTCCGTTATTAGATATTTATTCGGTTTTAGTTTTTAGACTTGCAAGCATTTGTTTGAGTTTTGTGCTGTCAACGTTGGCCTGTACTGATTTCTCTAATTCAAATCCTGGCTTGGGCTTGGCTGCAATCATGGGACTACTGGTTGTTGCAGTAGTCTTAATCTGATCCATGATCTGACTGCTTGTGCGGAATCCTGACCCACCGTTTTCGCTTTGTGCATCTTCACCTGGATCTGTAATGCGTAGGCTTTCAATGTTGAATTCAAGATCCACTTTTTGTCCTACACCACTTGAACTACGAGTTTTCATCAACTGTATCTGATATCTACCACGTTCTCGCATGGCTCTGCTTGTAAAGATACCAAACACATTATCTGCTGTGTTAATTTTACTGATACCGCCCGAGATATGACTATGATCAAACTCAATTTCTTCCACAGCCGATCTATTCAACTGCGATGCAGTGATCATCAGTATGTTGAATTCTCGAGCTAGGTTACGTAGTTCTTCACTAACATATTTGTCTTTCACAAACAAATCGCTAGGGCTGACTTTGGCACTTACTGGCATAACAAGATCAAGATAATCCACCATGATAAAATCTGTCTTTTGTCCTGTCTGTATTTCTAGTTCTTTGAGATAGGCACGAATGTGATTCACATTGCTCTGTGCTGGCATGTATTTGATACGCAACTTGCCAGACTTTTTGCCTACCATGCGTATCTTCATTTCTAATGTGTCCAAATCCCGGAAGATTTCTTTTGTACTACAGTTTGCAACCATGGCATCCATACGCATAGCACATAATTCTTCACTGAGTTCCAGTGTAAGGAACACACCATTTAGTCCGGCTGTGATCCAGTTGATTGCAATGTTCTGCATAAACAAACTTTTACCTGAACCTGATCCACCAGCAAAGATATTAAGCTCGCCTCGGTTCATGCCGCCAAACAAGCGTTGATCCATGGTGGGCCAACCTGTGCTCACTTGCCCGTTGTTAGATTTAATCTTCATCAATCTGGCTCTAGGATCTTCAAAATAATCCGTACCCATGTCTTTGGTCAAACTGATTTGTACAGCGTCCTTGATCAATTTTTCTACAGGATCAAAGTTGCCCTGTTCAATCATGTCAGCTGCTTTTAGAATGGCTCGCTCCAGTTCTTGTTTGCGACTGAATCCTTCAAATTCAGTCAAGAACCAATCATAGTGTCCTTCTCTGAGATCAGGAACTGTTCTAAGTTCTACACTGGTTGCAGCCTGTATCTGTTCTCTAGTGGGCAGCGTTTTGTGATCGTCGCTGTGCTTTTTGATAAATCGTGCTGCTTCTCTCAAGCTGCGATCAAAGTTTTCTGCGTTATAGATGTTTTGAACACGCACATATGTTTCGGCGTCTTCCAACATCATCTCTAAAAACAGTCGTTGTATTTCTGGATTATAATCTTTCATAATGTATTATATAGTTTTTTCTTTTTAAGCTCAATTCGAAGTCTGCTGGTTTCTCTAGCTGCTAGTATGCTTTTTAAAACAAATAGCTTGCCATATTTTATTACAGCATCATTTATATCTTTGCATGTTTCTTGCCATACAGGAAAACTAACAGTCCATCCTGCTTCGATGGCTCGATCAATCAATTTGCGACCTGCACGATCGGTGTCTGGAACCACAATCACTTCGCGCTGTAATCTATCTATTTGTTCAATTTGCGTATCTGATATTTCTGACCCACTAAGTGCAACACCATCTACGCTCATGGCATCAAACGGCCCTTCGCACACTACAACAAATTTACTATCGGACCGTTGCTGATCCAAATTAAACACAAAGTCTGCAGGATGACTCGACCAATACTTGGGTTTGATTCCATCCGCTATTGCTCTACTAGTATAACCTACTATTTGTTTTTTATAATAATATGGTATTACAATTCTGCGATGCAAGTTGTAAGCTTCTTCTGGTGTCCAATAAAATTGGTATTGATTTATATCAATTGATCTACGATGCACATATTCTATTGCAGCAAGTAATTCAGCAGGTACATTGTTGTAATCGCCGATGCTGTAAAAGTTAGCCAGTTCAACTACATTTCGTGCCTGTTCAGGTAATGTTCTGGCTTCATACGCAATCTCTTGTTCAGGTTCTGGTTCGAGTTGTTCGGGAGCAACTAATTCTCGTAATCGAACTGCATCAATAACCAGTCTACGCACAGTTAGATCATCTGCGCCTAACCAAGAAAGCAATTTACGAAACTTGAATGTTAAATGCCTGCCAGGAACAAAACTGGCTTTGAAGCCACAATTGAAACAATGGAAAGAGATCTGTCCTGCATTAGTTTTGATGCCACCTCTACCTCTAGTGTCGGCAGTTTCTCCATTGTGTACACAACAGGGTGCGTTAAAACTGGTCCAGCCGTTCTGACCCGTTTTGCGACGGGCAGGCAACAATTGCAATACTGACTGCTGGATAGAATCTAACATCGTGTTATTATATACTAAACTTTCAGTTTAGCCAAACGCAATGAAGTCAAAATTTGAATATACAACCAACCAATATCAAACTCAAACCAGCGACGACTTAATCTTGCGCTGGCCGGATCTAAATGATGATTGTTGTGCAGCTCTTCCCCACCAATGACGATACCCCATGGCGCTATATTTGCACTAGTGTCCCTGGTTTCGCCATTGCGATAACCCCACCAGTGCCCGATTCCGTTGATAACCCCGGCCGCCCATAGTGGTATCCACAGCATTTGTACCAACCATACTATGGCACCCACCCAACCAAAGACGGCAAGGTCGAGCACAAGGCAAAGGCCAATGCCAAGTCTGCTGTGAGGCGTGTATACATGGCGCTCGATCCAATCATCAGGAGTGCCAGCACCGTATGTATCAACCATATTTTTATCTTTTGATGCCGCATGATATAATAGTGCTCCTCCGAATAAAACTCGCCATAAACCAACTTGTCTTGGACTGTGTGGGTCTTGTGGTTGTTCACAGAATCTATGATGCTTGCGATGTATGGCCACCCATTGTCGAGTAACCATGCCAGTTGTGAGCCATAACCAGGCTCGCATAAAGTGGGCTACTACAGGATGGAATGTTACTGATCGATGTGCTTGACTGCGATGTAGATACAATGTGACACACACAATAGTGATGTGTGTGAGTATTAAGGCGTATAATATGGTCATACTGTACTTATTTCTTTACATTGAACTTACAAACGTTATGATATCATAATCCGAATCTTGCTCTATCTGCTGCAAAATTTTGTGCAACTTGTTCTGCCGATAAAGCCGTGTTGTAAAGTTGAGCTATTGCTATGTTTCCGTTGAAAAATCTACCACCAAAGTCTTCTTGACCAATTTTTATATCGTCCAGGGTAGTGCTGGTATGAGATACAGTATTGATAGCAGAGGTGATTCCACTGGATTGGCACAGATATGCTGTTGCTGCTGTGCTGGTAACGGAAACTGCAACCATACACCATGTTAAATCTGGTATGGTTAATCCACTTTGCCAACCATAAGTGTTAACAGCATTGTTCCAATGATATCCAAGTTGGTTGGATACTTGAAAATTCATTCCAGTAACATTTGTTCCCCTGGAAAACAAAATGCCATCATATTGGCCTTGAGTTCCATTTCGTCTTATCCAAGATACAAATGTTGCTGCTGTGGCCGTAACAGAACCTGAACATTGGACAAAATCATCAGTGCCATCAAACACAATAGACCCGCCATCTGCACTACTATAAGTTGGTCCATTGGTCAATGTGCCATTACGGCCATTACCACTCAAATCAGTCCAAGCGGTTCCTGAACCTGGATAACTAGAAGCATTACCTGCATCTAAGAACATTGAAAGATTGGTAGTTACTACGCCAGGAAGATCAACTACATAAGTGCCTGTGAGTGTTACGCCTTGGATGATCATGATATTTAAACGCCACCGATGATTAACATTTTATACCAATCTTTCTACAGTAAGAACATTATCGCTATAACCTGATCCTGTCATGGCTGTAATCCTATAGGCATTGGTGCCAGGCAATG